TAGGCGGTGGAAGTGAAACATTTATAGCGCAACCCATACCGTTTGGCGTATCAGAAAAACCTGATGTAGGTCATTGCTTGCGATCAGGTGCAAGTAAAGCTGACAAGCATGAAAGCACGACCTATGTGGCGCAACCAGTCTATGAGATGCATGGTCAGGACAGCCGTGTGCGTGAATTAGGCGATGTTTGCACCACTGTTTCTGCGACTTATGGAACTGGTGGAGGTAATGTGCCAGTGACATTGCAACCCATGGCATTCACCACAGAGCAAACGCCAAAGTACAACCATGATCAGGTGCTGACGCTGACAAAGCAATCTCCAACTGGTGGTGGTCAGCCGCAATGCGTTATGCAAGCCATGGCCGTCAGAAGACTCACCCCTGTTGAATGCGAGAGACTCCAAGGCTTCCCCGACAACTACACCGACATCAAATCAAAGGGCAAGCCAACGCCTGATGGCCCACGCTACAAGGCGCTAGGCAACAGCATGGCAGTGCCTGTGATGGCATGGATCGGTCAGCGCATAGAACAAGTGGAGCAGTTAAGTGAACGCGATGATTGAGCCTGTCAACTTTGCCATACCCAAGAAGCCCAAGATCAAGGAAGAGCCGCTGGCACCTGATCAACGCAAGATCGCGGTCATACCGATCCGAGCCTGCACAGACAAGGATCTAACACCCGGCATGATCAGGTCATTCATCCTGATATGCAGCTACATGAACCGGTCTGGCATCACTTGGGTTGGCCAAAAGACCATGGCAGACAGGCTGGGCATCAGCCAGCAAGCCATCAGCAAGCACATTGTCAAGCTGATCAAAGCAGGCTACCTAGAGGTACTCAAGAAGCCCATGCCCGGCGCAAGGCACACCACATGGCGTGTCATCTTCGACCCAAGCATCAGTGCAGAGGACGCAGTCAGCATCACCAGCAGCATAGAAGACACCAGACCACCCTACATGAAGGAGCAGCAAGCAATGGAAGCAGACAAACCAGATCCAGAGGGCCAGCGCAGAGTCGCCCAAGCAATCAGCAAAGCACTCAAGCAACCAACCAAGAGGTACACAACCATGCCCAAGTCAGGCGAAACAGTCACAGTCAAGAACATGAAAGCAGCCATCAAAAAGGCACAAGCAAAGGGGGCACAGGCACAACCCCTAGAGGTTGTACAACTAGACAGCAAACAGGCACAACCAGCGCCTGTGGATAACTCTGTCCAGATACAACCTAAAGGCGCTTATGGCACAACCTCTGAGGGTTGTATAGAACACAAGAACAAGACAACATGTGAAGAAGTTTACTTAAAAGAAGAAGACAACATGTCTGTTCTGCACAACCAAGATCTGCAACAACTTGTCAGCGACGGCATGTCTGCACAGCAGGTCAAGGACGCGCTCGACACGCTGCTGCCGTTGTACGCAGCCGAGGGCATCAAGCCCAGCTCAGCCATCCTGATGGCAGGGATCAGGCAGTTGCAGGCAGATGCCCGATGACTGGATGCCTCCTCCGCGGGTCAGAAGGGGTCGCCAAGCCACGATCAGGGGCAGGTTGGTACGCAGGTAGCCACCCAGCACTTCAGCGCCTTGTAGGCCCTGTAATCCAGCATGTACAACCAGCATACGAACGTATGGGTTTTGTACAGGGCTGGCAGATCGATGCGTGTCTGGCTGCTGGCAGGGTCAGGCATGCATGTGTTCTCGCGGCCAGCCGCAGGCAGGGCGTGGCCAGCCGTGTGCGCAAATCGATACCCTTGCCCCCCCGCCCCTTCCGTACTGCGTGTGGGGCCCACTCCAAAATTTTCCCTCCTTTTTCCTTGGGGGCTTTTCCCTACTTTTTCAACGACAATCATGTAAAGGACTTTTATGACAAACGACAATGAGATCAAGCCCAGTGAGGGCAAGGCTTGGAAGAACGCCGAGAAGACTGAGGCGTGGCATGGCGACTACAAGGGCACGTTTGTGATGCCTGATGGCACGAAACACTTCTTGGACATCTACGTCAACAAGAAGCCTGACGGCACGGCTTGGTTCAAGATCAAGGTTGGCAAGGCCAAGACATCTGGTGGCGGGTCTGTGGCTGCTGCTGCGCCTGTGTTTGCTGCGCCCCAGCCGAGCCCCAAGCCTGCGGTGTTTGACAATGATGACGATATACCGTTCTGATGGCACGGGTTAAGTCAACCGTGATACCTCCCTTGACCAACTGGGGCGGGGTGAGGTCTGTGCAGCGCAGGCTGGAGCGCTCAAGCACCATCATGGCCAACAAGGAGGCCGTGGCCTATGCGTTGCTGAGCATGGCCAACACCAAGCTGACAGACATCATGTCTTGGGATGAGCAGGGCAATGTGACGGTGAAAAGGTCTAGCGATATACCAGAGCATGCGCTACACGCGATCAAGAGCATCAAGGTCAACAGCAAGAAGGACTTAGATGGCAATGTGTACTCCACGCTGGACATTGAGCTCTATGACAAAGTGGGTGTCTTGAGGCTGCTGGCCAAGGCTAGTGGTCTGCTTGACAACCCTGACGACGGCAATGAGAAGCCGAGTGTGATTGATATCAATGTGGTGGCACCAAGGGGGGAAACATGACACAAGAAGCATTGAAGCATTTAAAAGCAATTACTGAGGCATTTGGCCCTGATGCTGGAATTGAGCTTGACCAGAAAGCATGGGCAAAGCTGCACACCGCCATCAAAGAAGCCTTGGCACAGCCAGAGCAAGAGCCTGTGGCGAAATACAGCGACATCGTTTCAGATGGCGGTCTTGACCCACGCAACACCACCCCACCACAGCGCACATGGATGGGGCTGACTGATGAGGACAGAAAGCAAATTTCAAAAGAAGCAAATTACCACTGGGAAATGACTACTGGCGAATATGCAGAACGGATTGGTCAATTAACAGAAGCCAAACTCAAGCAAAAGAATCATGTGGCGCAAGAGACAAATTAGACAACTGGAGCAAGAAGATGAGCCGTACCAAAGAGATGTCCGACAAGAGCGTGCCGATGGCTGGCTTGAACCTAGACTTCAGCGAGTCACCCGTGATCTACGACTTCATCCAGAGCAAGAACTTTGTGCAAGGGATCATGGGGCCGGTGGGCTCGGGCAAGAGCTACGGGTGTGCAGCCAAGATCTTCATCAAGGCGGTACAGCAAAAGGCCAGTCCGATTGACAACGTCAGGTATTCGCGCTGGGCCATTGTCCGAAACAGCTACCCCATGCTGAAGACGACAACCATCAAGACATGGCTGGATCTCTTCCCTGAGTCAACCTTTGGCCCCATGCTGTGGACACCTCCCATCACCCACCACATCCGCTTGCCTGCCCGTGAGGGTGCCGCTGGGATTGACTGCGAGGTGATATTCCTTGCCCTTGATCAACCCAAAGATGTCAGGAAGCTGCTGTCGCTGGAGCTGACAGGTGCTTGGGTCAATGAGGCGCGTGAGCTGCCCAAGGCTGTGATTGATGGACTGACTCACCGGGTTGGCCGATATCCCACCAAGCGCGATGGTGGCGCCACATGGCACGGCATTTGGATGGATACCAACCCCATGGACGACGATCACTGGTGGCACCGCATGGCCGAGAAGGAAAAAATGACTGGCCAGTACGCTTGGAAGTTCTTCAAGCAGCCCGGCGGTGTGGTGCCCGTGGATGTTGAAGACCTGCCTGAGAACCCAGAGGCCAATGACCACATCTTTGCAAGCGGCAAGTGGTGGAAAGTCAACCCCAAGGCCGAGAATGTCCACAACCTGCCACCCGGCTACTACCAGCAAATGCTGCTTGGCAAGAATTTGGACTGGATCCGCTGCTATGCCGGTGGCGAATACACCTATGTCCAAGAAGGCAGGCCTGTTTGGCCAGAGTACGAGGACAGCACCATGTCCGGCGACACCGAAATTGAGCCCAATGTGCCCATACAGATAGGGCTTGACTTCGGATTGACCCCTGCAGCCACCATTGGCCAGCGCTTGCCCAACGGTCGGTGGCTGATCCACCAAGAAATCGTGACCTTTGACATGGGTTTGGAGCGCTTTGGCCACCAGCTGCTTGCTGAACTGAACCAGCGGTACCCTAATCACCAAGTTTTGGTCTGGGGCGACCCAGCCGGTATGGCCAGAGAAACCATTTATGAGACAACTGCCTTTGATCACTTGAAAACCTTGGGGTTGCGTGCGCAGCCGACAGCATCCAACGACTTCAAGGTGCGAAGAGAGGCCTCTGCCGCACCCATGCAGCGGCTGATTCAAGGCAAGCCGGGGCTTATTGTCAACCGAGAGTGCAAGTTGCTGCGTAAAGCGCTTGCTGGTGGCTATCACTTCAAGCGGGTGGCGGTCGGCGCTGGCCAAGAGCGCTTCAGGGACGCGCCAAACAAGAACGAGCACTCACACATTGGTGATTCCTTTGGCTACCTGATGCTGGGTGGCGGCGAATACAACCGCATGACCCGCACACACCAGCTCGGTGGCCGACCCATGGGCCAGTCCAGCGCCAGCACCGACTTTGATGTGTTTGCATGAGAGATATCGCCACGATATACAGCCATTGCCCCTTGTACAAAGCCCATTAGAATCGTTTGCATATGATTGAAGTTGACTTGGGTGTGGTGCATCACTTTTCTGCTGGGCTATACGCAAAGCAGATGCTGTTGCCAGCAAAGCATTTTGCGGTCAGTCATGCGCATGCCTACGATCATTTGAGTATTTTGGCCAAGGGCGATGTGACGGTGGAGGTGGAGGGAGTGAGAACCGAATACAAGGCACCTGCCTGTATAAACATTCTTGCTGGCCAGCATCACATCATCACAGCACATGAAGACAGTGTTTGGTTTTGCATCCATGCGACACAAGAGACTGATGTAGACAAGATTGATGAAGTTCTGATTGGAGGTTAATTATGGCTCTCTGGATTGCTGGTGCTATTCTTTTAAGTTCTGGCTACACCGCCAACGAGGCGCGTAAATCACGCCAGCAAGCTGAGCGTGACCAACGCACCATGCTTGCACAGCAGGCCTCTGACCAAGCAGCCATGCGACTTGAGCTTGGAAAACAAACCGCCGAGTATGCAAAGCAAGGCGCGTCCCTTGAGCAGCAAGCCAACATCGCTCGCGAGCAGTTTGCAACATCGCAGCAAAACTACCAGACCAACAAGCTGGAGATGGAGCGCAAGGCCAAAGAAGTGCAAGATGCTGCCGACGAAGAGCGTCGCAAAGCTGCAGCTGCCGAGGCATCCGCGCTCAGAGCTCGCACCCGTGGTGGCCGTAGATCCCTTCTCTCAGGCGAGCGCATGGATGCCGAGCTTGGTCTGGGCATGGATCTCGGCAGCGCAGGCATGAGGATCCAATAATGGCGACCCTTCCCCAATTCAAACAACGCCAGATCGCCCGGCGCAGCACATCTGACATTGACCGCTTGGCCAAGCAGTACAAAGCCAACATCGATGCGCTGACCGGCGAGTACCAAACCGCATTTGCTGGGTACCAAACTGGCGTGGCCGAGAAGATGAAGCCTTTTGAAGAGCAGATGGCCACATACAAAGAGTCGCTGCTTCCAACCTACGAAGCGCAGAAGTCTGCTTACCAAAAGAAGCTGGATGAGTACACCGCCACGCTGGCCGAGCTGGAAAAAAATCCTGTCATTGAGCGCACAGCAATTAAAGAAACCAAAACACCACGCTGGGGTCTGTTTGGCCTTGCTGGCTATGAAACCAAGCGCGAGCCATATACCTACTACGAACCAAAACCAATCCCCACGTTCACCGAAAAAGCACCTGCGCTGCCAACCGCGCCAGTTGCGCCAGAGGTAGAAAAGTTTGACGAAGGCGAGTTCGGCACCAAGCGTGCTGCAGCAGAGAGCGAGTTCAAGCGAGAGGTGGGCGAACGCAAGGCCGCAAGGCGCGGTGCCGTTTCTCGCAAGATAACCAGACCAATGTTAAGAGGAGCTGAATAATGCCCGGACACTATGACGACAAATCAAGCAAGATGAAAGACAAGGTCGCCAAGACCATGCGCGAATACAAGGCTGGCAAGCTCAAGAGCTCAAGTGGCGACAAGGTCACAAGCCAAAAGCAAGCCGTGGCCATTGCTATGTCCAAGGCTGGCATGAGTAAGGACAAGAAATGAAAGAAGTCTGGGACAAGCCTCGGCCCAAAGATCTTGGCAAGCCAAAGGAGATGTCGTCAGCTGAGAAGCGCAACGCCATGCGCCGCGCTGCCAAGGCTGGCCGACCTTATCCCAACTTGGTTGACAACATGGCTTCGGCCAGAGAGAAAAAGTAACCATGGAATACGACAAAACAACACCCGGCGGCATGCGCCTGACACCAGAGCAGATCTTGAAACGGCAGGTTGCTGCCCAAGCCAAGAAGGATGAATTCCAGCAGCTGTACCAAGATGCCTACGAATTTGCCCTGCCCCAGCGCCAGCTCTATGGCGTGTGGGAGGGTGGCGCAGTTGGCTCCAAGAAGATGCAGCGTGTGTTTGATTCGACCGCCATCAACTCCACCCAGCGCTTTGCCAACCGGCTGCAGTCTGTCGTCTTTCCTCCACAGCGCAAGTGGGCCAAGCTGGAAGCTGGCTCGGATATCCCGCTAGAGAAGAAGCAGCAAGCGCAGGCTGTGCTTGAGGTCTACCAAGACAAGATGTTCACCATGCTGAACCAGTCCAACTTTGACATCGCGATGGGCGAGTTCTTGCTGGATCTGGCGGTCGGCACCGCCTGCATGATGGTGCAGCCCGGCGACGATGTGCAGCCACTCAACTTTATTCCCGTGCCCCTGTTCTTGGTGAGCTACGAGGAAGGTGCCAACGGCCAAGTGGACAACGTCTACCGCCGCATGCGCATGAAAGGCGAAAGCATCCAGCGCCAGTGGCCAGATGCCGAGATTCCTCAAGACATGCAGCGCCGCATTGAGAACAAGCCGACCGATGACATTGAGTTGCTGGAAGCCACCATCTACGATCACAAGCGCGGCGACTACTGTTACCACGTTATTGACAAGGTGTCCAAGGAAGAGCTGGTCTATCGCCGTCGCAAGATGAGCCCATGGGTGATCAGCCGATACATGAAGGTGGCTGGTGAGATCTATGGTCGCGGCCCATTGATGACCGCCCTGCCAGACATCAAGACGCTGAACAAGGTCAAAGAGTTGCTGCTCAAGAACGCATCGCTGGCCGTGGCTGGGGTCTACACCGCTGCAGATGATGGTGTGCTCAACCCCAACACGGTCAAGATTGTGCCGGGTGCCATCATCCCTGTGGCTCGCAACGGTGGCTCACAAGGCCCAGCCCTGCTGGCCCTGCCCCGCTCTGGCGACTTCAACGTGTCGCAGCTGGTGATCAACGACATGACGGCAAGCATTAAGCGGATCTTGCTGGATGAGTCGCTGCCGCCAGACAACATGTCTGCACGGTCGGCTACCGAGATCGTCGAGCGCATGAAGGAGCTGGCCCAAAACCTTGGCTCTGCCTTTGGCCGCTTGATCAACGAAACCATGATCCCCGTCACCGCCAAGATCTTGGAAGTGATGAACGAGCGTGGCCTGATCGACATGCCGCTGCGGGTCAATGGCTTGGAAGTCAAGGTCACCCCAGTGGCTCCGCTGGCTATGGCGCAAAACATGGAAGAGGTCAATTCGATCATGCAGTACATGCAGATCGCGCAGAGCTTGGGTACTGATGGCCAGCTGGTCATCAAGACCGACATTCTGGTGGACTATCTGGCCGACAAGCTGGGTGTGCCTGCAGCCGTGCGCAACACCGCCGCCGAGCGTGCCGTGCTTATGGAAGAGATGCGCAACCAACAACAACAGCAAGCAATTGCACAAGCCATGGCCATGCAGGCCCAAGCTGGTGCTGGCATGCAAGCCCTACCCGCACCAGAAGGAGTAATGTGATGGATTATGGAAACCGACCAAACGGCGAGAAAAAAGGCAAGGGCTACTTTGGCGAGATGAAAAGACCCAATGGAGATGTGTCAACAGAGATATCTGTTGGCGTTGGCATGGACGGTAAAGAGTTGGAAATACCTTTGATTGTCCCAACCCTTACCAAAAAAGAGCTGAATTATTTATTGAGCACAGATGTGGAGAGTAAATCATTCTTCACGAATATGCCGCCATCCATCATGGACAAGGCCTATGAACACGCCAAGATGCGCATCAAGTCTGGCATGTCCCCATTTGCTGATGAAGACGAAATGATGGAAGCTCCCGAAAAATGAGCTGGGAAGAACTAGAAGCCATTGGCCAGCCAAGCGACATCCGCGAGGTTGACCAGAAGCGCGAAGACTTAGCTCGGCTGACCCTGCGAGTGTTCAGCTCTGAAGATGGCCAAAAGCTGCTGCAGTGGTTGCAGCTCATGTATGTGAATGTGCCCATTGCCGTGCCGGGCACAGACCCTTCACACGCCTTCTTTGCCGAAGGGCAAAGGACGGTGGTGAGGGACATTGAGGTGCGGATTCAACAAGCAAGGAAACTATGACAGACACAGCAACCGTCGAGCCCGGTGGAACCGGCCTACTTGACAACGTGCAAGTGAGCGACCAAACCACCCCGACCAATCCCCAAGCCGTAGAGATTGACCACAAAGCCGCTGCGCCAGATGCATTGGCTGCGTCTGACCCCGATGACCCCCTAGAGCGGCCAGACTTTTGGCCAGAAAACTTCTGGAAGAAAGACTCCAACGAGCCCGACCTAGAAGGCATTGCAAAATCTTGGTCGGATCTGCGCAAGCAAATCAGCCAAGGCAAGCACAAAGCGCCAGCAGACGGCAAGTACGACCTCAAGGCCTTCGGCGAAGAGGCTGAAGCCAACCCTATTGCGTCTACCTTGGCCACATGGGCAAAGGACAACAGCCTGTCGCAGGCCGCATTTGATGACTTGGTGGGCAACCTGCAAACCCAAGCGCGTGAGTTGATGCAAGGCGACATGGTTGACCCGGCAGCCGAGATGAAGCAGCTGGGCCCCAACGGTGGCGCAATCGTCAATGGCATGGTTGACTGGGCTCGCGGCTTGGTCAACAAGGGTGTCTGGTCAAAGGATGACTTTGAAGAGTTCAAGATCATGGGCGGCACCGCTCGCGGCATCACCGCGCTGATGAAGGTGCGCGAAGCCTATGAGGGCAGGGTGCCAACCCAGAGCGCACCGCTTGAAGGCGCACCCAGCAAGGATGAGCTCTACCAAATGGTGCAAGATCCACGCTACAAGACCGACCCCGGCTACCGCACCAAGGTCGAAAAGATGTTTCACGCAAGTTTTAAATAATCTCTCCAAGGCAAGCAGTTGCCCTTTGACCCAGCTTCGGCTGGGTCTTTTTTGTGCAACATCCAAACCTACCTATTGCGTTGTGGCAAAAAAGTCATACAATCCGGCCAAGGCCCACCGGGCAACCGACCCTTACCGCAGTGGATGCTGACGACTGGCTGGCGATACTAGCAAGCATTCGGCCCTGACTATCAGGCTTACCGGCGCGAGAACCCTGTTTTTTCAACAACCGAATGAGGTATCCAAATGAGCATTTCTTTAAGCAATGCCTTCGTTACTCTCTTCGACGCGGAAGTCAAACAAGCCTACCAAGGTAAGGCAATGTTGGTTCCGGCGGTTCGCCAGCGTCGTGGAGTCGAAGGTTCAACTGTTAAGTTCCCCAAAGTGGGCCGTGGCGTTGCCACTGTTCGCGTTCCCCAAACTGATGTCACCCCTCTGAATGTTGGCTTCAGCTCTGTCACTTTGACATTGTCTGACTTCAATGCAGCAGAGTACAGCGACATCTTCTCGCAAGCCAAGGTCAACTTCGATGAGCGCCAAGAATTGGTGCAAGTTGTTGCTGGCGCTATGGGCCGTCGTCAAGACCAAATGATTCTGGATGCCTTGTCTGGCTCCAGCACCAGCTTGACCGTTGCCAACAGCATTGGTGGCGCAACAACCAACATGAACATTGCCAAGCTGCGCGAAGCAAAACGTCTGTTGGACAAAGGTAATGTGCCGCCTGATGGCCGTCACATCATCATCCACGCCAACGGTTTGTCCAACTTGTTGTCCGAAACCAGCGTGACCAGCTCCGACTTCAACAGCGTAAAAGCGCTGGTGCAAGGCGAGATCAACACCTACTTGGGCTTCACATTCCATGTGTTGGGTGACCGCTCCGAAGGTGGCTTGCCAATCGACGGCTCTCTTGACCGCACCTGCTATGCATTCCACAAGGATGCCGTGGGCTACGGTGAAGGTATCGCCATGCGCACCGAGATCAACTACATCGCCGAGAAGACTTCTTGGTTGGTGAATGAGGTCTTCAGTGCTGGCGCTATCGCCATTGACGATGAAGGTATCGTCAAGCTCACCTGCCGTGAAACTTAATCTAGGAGAACAACATGGCATTTTCAAGCACTGGCTTTAACGCAATTGGTGGCCAATCAAAGGCCGGCAATGCGCCCTCAATTTATACCTACACCAGCACTGACGCACAAAGTGTGATCCGCGCCTCTGGGTATTTCAACTCAATTTCATCGATCCTCAAGGTCGGCGACTTGATTTTTTGCTACTCCGCAACGGGTGGCACTCCAGTAATGTCTACCGCTTATGTGGTCAGCAACGCCTCTGGCGTGGTTGACATCACTGACGGCGTGACCGTAACTGCAACTGACACTGACTAAATCGGTGCCGGAATAGTTGGGCCAGCCACTGAGCATTCGGGGGCTGGCCTTTCTCACATTGAGAGGTTCAAATGGCTGCTGGTGACACTGGTGTATCGATATGTTCTGATGCCTTGCTCTTGATTGGAGCCAAGGCTATTTCGTCTTTTAACGACGGCACTGATGAGTCAAGCGTGTGCGACCGACTCTACCCAGACATCCGCGACTCCACCTTGGTTATGTACCCGTGGAGCTTTGGCATGAAGAAGGTGCAGCTGGCTCAGCTCATCACCACCCCAACAACTGTCTGGCGCTACGAATATCAGCTGCCGGGCGACAAACTGGCCAACCCGCGTGCTGTGTACAACAGCGCCAACTCTGGCAGCCCAGTGCAAAAGGACTGGGAGATCCAAGGCGACAAGCTGCTCACCAACCTGACCAGCGTCTACATTGACTACCAATTCAGCGTGCCTGAGTACGCGATGCCACAATACTTTGTCCAGCTGCTCAAGTACATGGTGGCTTGGCACATTGCTGAAACCATCACCGAGCAGCAAGACAAGGCTACCAAGTGGCAGCGCGTGGCCACTGGCGACATCTCTGAGAATGGCCGTGGTGGCTACATGCGCACCGCCATGCAGATCGATGGCCAGAACAACCCAGTGCGCATCATCGAAGACTACAGCTTGATTGCGGTGAGGAACTGATGCCACGCTTTGTAGAGTTCACCACCAACTTTGCGACAGGCGAGCTTGACCCTTTGCTGCGTGCGCGGGTTGACTTGGCTGCGTATGGTAATGCGCTGGCCAAGGCCACCAACGTGCTGATCCAGCCCCAAGGTGGCCTACGCCGCAGACCCGGCAGCAAGCACATCTTTGCGCTGCCACACACTGGCACCGAGTCTGCTGGCAACGGCGTGCGCTTGGTGTCGTTCCAATTTTCTGTGGACGACAGCTACATGCTGTGCTTTACCCACAACCGCATGTATGTCGTCAAGAACGGCGTGGTGCAGTCCAACA